TAATTTCACAAAAATGAAATGTGATATTTATATAGATAAAATATGGAAATTTAATGAACAATTTATTTGTAAATGGAAAGCTAAAGTAATATATTTAGTTTAAGTTTAAATATTTTTTTATAGTTTTTTTTATAATGACAACTATTTCATACAAAGATTTAAATATAGATGATTTAGTATTTAATACACCTGAAAGATTAGGAAATAGTTATATGTGTAATTTATATCATAATGATAATTTAATATATATTCAATCACCAATTTTAAAAATTAAAAATATAAGTGTTTCTAATGATGATGATGATAATAATAATTATATAGAAGTTGAATCAGATAATAAACAATTTATAGATTTTTTATTAGAAATGGATGAAAATTGTGTTAAGTGTACATTTAATAATAGTAATGAATGGTTTAAAAAAGATATTCCATATGAAGCTATTGATAATATGTATAAAGAAAGGGATATATATGAAGAAGATGATAGAGAAGGGATATATACTACTAAACTAAGTATTCCATTATTAAATAGTAAAGTTCAATGTAATATTTATAATAATAATAAAGAAATTATAGATATTGATGATTTAAATAATGAAAATAATAAATATATTATTATGATTTTACATTTTAAAGGTTTAAGAATATTAAAAGAAAGTTTTTATTTAGATTGTTATATTAATCAAATAAAAGTAATTAATGTAAATAAATATAATATATTAAATGAATATTCAATTATTGATCAAGAAATTAATCCAGAAATAGATGAAAATATTGTGAGTGAAGAAATTCAAGAGATTTTAGAACAAGAAAGATTAGAAAAAGAAAGAGTGGATAAAGAAAGATTCGAAAAAGAAAGATTAGAAAAAGAAAGATTAGAAAAAGAAAAGTTAAAAAAATTAGAGCAAATAAATAAATTGAAAGAAGAATTAAATAATTTAAATTAAATTTATTTAAATTAATTTATTTATTTAAATTTTTTATGTTATATATAATATAAAATGAACTTAAATATGGATCAAATGTGTAATATTGGTGGATGTTTATTAATTTTAGTATTGTTGGCATTATTAGTATTAAAACCTAATGGATTAAGATCGTTAATTGAGGGGCAGCAGAATAATTCGGCTAAATCGGTTGCTAATAGTAATGCTAATGCTAATGCTAATGCTAATGCTAATTCTAATGCTAATGCTAATGCTAATGCTAATTCTAATTCTTCAGTAGTTAAAGTTGCTTCTAATACCACTAAAAGTGTAAATAATAATAATAATAATAATAATAATAGTGCTCAACCCACTGGTATTAGTGCAAGTTTACCTGGTGGTAATGAACAATTCGCATCTGTTACGGGTATTAGTACCCCTACTAGAAGTTGTTATCCCCAAAATACTCTTAAACCCGATGATTTATTACCGGCAGATAAGAAAAATGATGTAAATAATTTTAATAAAGATTATCCTGTTTCTGAGGGTATTCTTAAAGGTGTTAATTTCTTAGAGGCCGGTTATCAAGTAGGTGTTAATACTGTCGGTCAGAGTCTAAGAAATGCTAATCAGCAATTACGTGCTGAACCACCTAATCCTCAAGTTAATGTCAGTCCATGGCAAAATACCACTATTGGTCCGGATCTTGGAAGACGCCCTCTTGAAATTGGTGAAGATTGTTATGCTGCCGCAAACAATAACGCCATTTAAATTTGATATATAAAGATATATATTTATAATATATTATAAAGATAAAATGGAAAAAGTAAACCCTTATAACCAATCTAATAAACTCATCAATCAAAATGATATCATTAATATTATGGAAACATTAAATATTAATGATTTTAAAATTAATAATGTTCTTTTATATGAAAGATCTTTTATACATAAATCATATTGTAATGATTTATACAAAGATACTGATTTTAAAAATATAGATGATTCTTTACCTTTACAAGATATTTCATATGAAACTATGGAGTTCTTAGGTGATTCTATTTTAGGAAGTATAGTATCTTCTTATTTATATGAAAGATTTTATAAAATATATAATCAAAATGAAGGATTTTTAACTTATCTAAAGAATCGTATAGTATGTGGTGAAAGTTTAGCCCACTTATCTAATAGATTAGGTTTTAATAGATATTTAGTGATTTCTAAACATATAGAAGATAATTGTGATGGAAGAAATAATAAAAATATATTAGAAGATGTATTCGAAGCATTCATAGGTGCTATTTATTTAGATAATGATTATGATTTTACTAAAAATATTATTCTTACTATCATAGAGAAATATGTCGATTTTACAGATATTATTATAAAAAATAATAATTATAAAGAACAAATTATTAAATATTTACAACATAATTATAAAGGAAATCCTACATTTAAAGTCGTATTAGATGAAAATGATGATAAGGTTTATAATTGTATTCTGTATTTTCAAGGTGATATAATATCACATGGAACAGGTAAATCTAAGAAAAAAGCAGAACAAGATTCTGCTAAAAATGGATTGATACATTTCAAGGTTTTAACTGATTAATTTATATTATAATATTATATATATGAGTAAAACTTACACTCTTAAAGAAGACGGGACTTACTTAGTTTTAGTTAAATATTTTAAAGGTAGTGTCGCAATGCTAAATGACTCTGATTTAAATGATTTATCTAATAATCGTTATAGAGGAAAAGATATTATTCCTATTAAACCTGAACTATTAAAAGAATTAAAAAAAATAAGAAAAGCACGTGACAAATATGATGTTGATTTTATATTCCCTGAATGGAGTTCTGATAAAAGTATAGTTAAAGAAAAAATTAAAGAAATGTTTCCTAAAAAAAATAAATTAAAAGAAGCCGATCCTAAACCTGTTGCTAATTGGGGTGATGTTAAAGATGATACAGTTGATGAAGAACCTGTTAAACCTGTTAAAAAAGTTGAAAAGAAACCTGTAAAAGATGCAAAAGATATAACTTATATAGCTGAACATATTAAATGGAATGATAATTTAATTTTTTATCCTAATAAAAATTTTAAAAGAGTAAAAAGAAAAGGTGAAACAGGTAAATGGAGTCTTAAAGATAATATATTGACTTTAAATTGGACTAAATGGGATCCTGAAGTATATTATACTGAAGATTATGGTCAAACATTTATAGATGATAAAGGTTCTAAATTTACATTACAAAAATTAACTATATTACCCAAATGGTTCAAATTACCTAAAGAAGATAAAGTATTAAAAGAAGATAAAGTATTAAAAGAAGATAAAGTATTAAAAGAAGATAAAGTATTAAAAGAAGATAAAAAAGATGATATAGAATCAATTGAACCTCTTTTAAATAAAGATTATAAATATGTTTTATCACAAAGAAAAGCGTATGTTGATTTTATTAATACTGATCTTTATGATAAATTAATGGAAAATGTTGATGCATCTATGTTTAAAAATTATCAAAAATTTGTTAGAGGATATTTATCATTAGAATCACCTTATAGAGGATTATTAATATATCATGGTTTAGGGACTGGTAAAACAGCTACATCAATTATTACTACAGAAGGATTATCTAATATGAGAATTAATACATTATTACCTAAATCTTTAAAAGATAATTATATTAATGAAATTAAAGATAATAGATTTACTGGGGATACATATGATATTAATAATAATAATTGGTTCTTTTTTACAGGAGAAGAAATTAATTCTAATAAGAGTATTTTAAAATATTTAAAAGAATATAATTTAGATATTAAATTTATTAAAGATATAATAAAATCTACTAAATCAGAGATTAAATCTCTTTATAAAGGTTCATATAAATCAATGTATAAAGAAATACAAATAGGTTTATTTATAAAAATAGATGATGTATATATCAAAGGTAAAGAAATATTTACTATAAGTGGTGAATTAATACCTAATAAAACATTGAAATCATATGATAATGTTACAAAATTATCTGAAGTTCAATTAATACAATTAGAAAATCAAATACATAATTTTATTTTAAATAAATATAATTTTATACATAGTAATGCTTTACCTGTGATAACTGAAAAACAATTAAAAGAAATTGGTGTAAATAATGATGAATTAGCAAACAGAATATTAAATAAAGATGCTGATAAAAAACTTAGTGATCGTCAAGAAATTATGAATAATTTAATAGAAAAATATCTTAAAAATAAAAAGAAAAATATTTTATCACCATTTTATAATGAAGTTATAGTAGTTGATGAGGTTCATAATTTAATAAGTCAAATAACAAATGGACGAGGTCCATCAGTTGTTTTTTATGATTGGATAGTTGAAAGTGTTAATACTAAAATAGTATTTTTATCAGGAACACCTATTATTAATTCTCCATCTGAGATAGCTTATTTATTTAATATGTTGAAAGGAAAACTTCATGTTTATGATTTTGTTATTAAAATGACCGGAGATATTGATGAAATAACTCAAAAACTTAAAGAAATTTTTTATAGTAAAATATCTTGTATTGAACAATTAAATGTTAAAAAATATAAAGGAAAAATAATTGTTTCATTTATTAAAACAAGAAGTAATTTTGCAAATATTTTAGATGATGATATTGTAAAAACTATTAAATATAATGATTATTCATTTGATGAATTTATGAAACAAGTATATATAGGTTTACATAAATTTACTGAAGATGAATTAATATATCCATCTCAAAAAGAATTCAAACATATATCTAAAAAAGATAAAAATGCTATGATAAATGGTAAAGAAACAATATTTGATGATGAAACTGGTGTGATTTTTAATAAGAATCATAAATTATTTGAAATATATGATGATAAACAAACAAAAATAGATTTAACTAATAATGAACAATTTATGGATTATTTCTTTGATGATCAATTTAATATCCCACCAAGAAAACAAGTTCTTTTAAGAAGAATGTTAATGGGATTAACTTCATATTACCCGATTGATAGATCAGCTATATCTTATATGCCTGAAATTAAAGAACCATATATTGATATTCCATTATATAAAAATCATTCAATAACTAAAAAAATTAATTTAGTTCCGTGTTATATGTCATATGAACAATATAATCAATATGAAATGGCGTATAATAAAGAAGTTGAATCAGATTTAAGAAAATATTCTAGAAAGAATATGTATGATGATGATTTTTTTCATTATTATAGTGCTACTAGACAAACATGTAATATTGCTTATAGTGAACCTGATTTGAAAGGTGAAGAATCATATAATGTAATGAAACAAAATAATAATTTTTCAGAAAATTTATCATTATATTCCCCAAAAATGTATGAAATTATGAAAAATATGGGGAGATTTATAGATTCTGATAAACCTACTGGTAAAGTATTATTATATAGTGTTTATAAAAGTGACGGTGGTTCTGGTGGTTTTGAACAAGTATTACAAGCGCACGGATATGAAAAATATGATTATAAATCAGAAAATATAGATTCACTCATTAAAACTAATAATAAAAAGAAAAGATATACATTTATTACAGGTGATGAGGATGAAATTGATAAAGGTGAAAATAAAACAGCATATAATAATATAGAAAATATTAATGGTGAATATATTCAAGTAATGATTATATCTCAGTCGGGTGCTGAAGGTATTTCATTAACATGTGTTAGACAAGTACATATTTTAGAACCATATTGGAATAATGTTCGAATGGATCAGGTATTTGGACGAGCAATCAGAAGAAATTCACATATCGGTCCTGATTCTAATAACCCATGGTTACCTAAATCTAAACAAAATGTTGAACAATATTTATATTTATGTTTATTCCCTGATGGTAACAATACTAAAGATATCTTTAATTCAATTAAAGAATTAGGTTGGCCAATAACTAATGATATAGAATATAAAGAAGATGAATTTGATCAATATTTATTAAATGATCATAAAAGTGTTTATATCCTAATACAGAATATATTAAATATTAAATTATCTTCAAGACCTGAATCTACTGATGAAATGTTATTCAATATTATGGAAAGAAAATATAATATTAATGAAAAATTAAATGATATTATTAAAGAATCTTCAGTTGATTGTATTAAACATACCACAGATGATCCTATTTTAAATAGTAAATGTGTTCAATTTTCTGAGAAATTAAAAAATGAAATGGCATATTTTCCTGGTATTGATGCTGACGAAATAAATAAAATAGATAATAAACAATTAAAATCAACATATTCATATTTTATAAAACCTGATACTATTGTTGTTTCATCAACCACATCTAATGAACAAATATATTCATATTATAAAATTAATCCTAAATATAAAGATGAAGATGCTAGATATATAAAAGAAAATGGTGATTTATTATGTGATTTTTATTTTTATCAAAATAAATTCTTTGTTTATGAAAATAGTAAATATCATTTAAATAGTAAAATTACTAATAAGTTTTCTGTTATTCAATCTATATATCATTTACCACCTCAAGATGAAATATATGATAAACAAATTAATAAAGGTGAATTTCCTAGATTAGATAAAATTAAATTAGATAAATATTTAGTTGGATATAAAATAAAATATAATGTTAATGATAAATTGTTTTTTATGCCATTAAATAATCATGATTTAGATATATATAAATTATATGATTATAAAACATATTTATATAATAGATATACTCTTACTAATGATAATAAATATATAATAATACATCATAATAATAATTTTTATCAAGTAGTTTAGTATATTATTTAATAAATATTATATTTTGATTACTTAAATTAATTAATCTTAAATCAATATTTACATTTAAATCATTTACATTATTAATATTTTTTATAAATAATTTATTATCTATTATTCTCTCTATTTTTAATGGTATATTCATAATACTATTTATATCTATAATATTTTTTTCATATTCTATTAATTTTATATAATCATTTACGAAATAATCACTTATAATATATTTATTATGTAATATTATATAATCATTAGATATTTCTAATTGATATATCTTTAAAGTATCTATATTATTATGAATAGTTTCAGATATATCAGTGATATTTATAGTTATATTATCCATATTGATAGATTTTAAATTGTGATTTTCAATAGGATAATATATCCCATATAGTCTATGATTATTTGTTATTGTATCTTCTAATTTCATAGAAATATTTAATTTTAATTCTTGTATTTTTAAAAATATAATCGGTGATGAGAATATATAATTATCTTCTATTGGTATTATAATTTGTTCGATTTTATTATTATTATTAAATGTTATATTATTTGATACTAAATCATATTTATAATTATATCTTGATGAGTTATCATAATTATATCTATTAAAAGACATTATTTTCATATTTTTTTTAGATTTCACTTTATTAATTTTTTTTTCTGGTTTTAATTGAGGTTCTGTTATTTCTTCTTTTACATTATTATAATTTAAACTAGATATATCGGTTGTATTATTCTTATCATCCATATTAAAATATGATACATTATCTCCTATTACTGGACCATCTAATAATGTAGGTGGTTTACCTGTATGTTTTACTTCTTCAATAAATAATTTATTATCATTATCTCTCAATGAATTTAATTTATTATATGCATCATCTACATTATTATTATCTATATCTTTATTATTTTCTAATTTCTGTAATTTATCTCTAAATAATTCCGAAGTTGAAACAATTAATTTATTATTTAATTGTTCTAAAGTAATAATCCCTGTATCTGATTTATTAAATATTTCATGCATATTTTTATTAAATATACCATTATATGAATTATCTAATGATATATTAATCGAATGATTAGACATAATTATATCTTTTATTCTTTTAAATGTGTAATCTTTATTTATTTCTGAAAAAAATGATTCATTTATTGACATATATTAATTATTTAAAATATTAAATATAGTTTTACGCATTAATATATTTTATTTTTATATATAAATGGACAATAATAATATCTGGGGACCACCAGCATGGACTTTCTTACATACTGTTTCATTTAATTATCCGGATAATCCTACTGATCAAGATAAACAAAATTATTTTAATTTTTTTAATTCATTAAAACATGTTTTACCATGTGATAAATGTAAAAAACATTATACAGAAAATTCAACAGATCTAAAAAATAATTTAAATACTAAGGATGATTTAGTAAAATGGTTAATAAATATTCATAATGATGTTAATAAAAAAAATGGTAAAAAAGTATGGTCATATTCAGAAGTATATAATAAATATCAAAATATGTATAATACTTCTAATACATATAATATTATAATATTATTTTTAATATTTTTTATCGTTTTTATATTTATTTTTTTTCTTTTTAATATATATCATGGTAAAAAAAGTTCTTGTAAATAAAGTATTAACTGATGAACAAATGAAAGATTTAGAAGGAACATGGATTGATGACAGTTTTATTAAAATACCTGTATTAGAAAGTGATACAGATGTTTATTATATAGATGAAGAAACCGGTTTAGAAAAATTATTATTAAAATTTAGAAAAAATGTTATATCTGATAATGAAATAAGATTAGGATGGAATGCATATAAAGATCTAGCTAAACCAAGTAGAGGTAGAGGAGCATCTGCTGGTCCAATAGATACTACAGGTCAATATTGGTCTAAAAGAACTGTTGTAAATAACAAAAAATGGATGACAAATTATTTAACACCATTAGGTAAAGAATTAAAAGAAAAATATGATAAATTAAATATTGATAAATTAATAGATGTATCTTTAGAATTAGATATTAATATTGAAGGATTGAATAAAGATGATATAGTTTCAATTATAATTAAAAAACTCGGAGCCGTATCTAAAATGAAAGTTAATAATCAAGTAGCATCTAATCCTATTGGTTTTTTTGATGCTGATAATAAAATGTGTAAATTACCTTGTAGATTAACTCATTTTACTAGAACTAATTTTGAAAAATATCAAGAAGGTTTTCCATTCTTACAAAAAATTGATAAATTATATAAACAATTAACACCTGAAGCATATCAACGACAATTAGATCGCGCTAATAAAAAACCATTATTTAAAATACCTAATACTTCATTTTCTACTGTAACTATTAATAGAAACTTTAGAACAGCATTACATAGAGATGCAGGCGATTATAGAGATGGATTTGGTAATTTAACTGTAATTGAACGCGGTAAATATCACGGTGGATATACTGTATTCCCTCAATTTGGTGTTGGTATTAATTTAAGGAATAATGATTTTGTAGCTATGGATGTTCATCAATGGCATGCCAATACACAAATGTATGAAACTGAAGAAGATAAAGAATATAATAAAGCAATTCCTAAGGTTTATAAAGATAATCCAGATGTTGGTACAGCAGGAATATATGAATTATATACAAGAATATCATTTGTATGTTATTTAAGAGAAAAATTAATTCATTGTTCAGATGATGTTGATCCACAATTTTTAACTAAATCAGGACATAGTAAAATTATAGTTGAATAATTATTTAATTTATTTATAATTATGAACAGTATTTACTTCTGTTTTATTATTATTATCACAATCATATATACAAGTATCAATACCCATACTATCTAATACTTGCATTAAAATTAAAAACCCTACAATAGATCCAACAATATATCCTACATATTTTAAATAATCATTCATTTATATATATATAATATAATATAATATAATAATGAAATGGAAATCTAGACCTATGTATCTAATTATAATGTATTCAATGGCTTCTATATGCTTTACATCATCACTATTAATAGAATACTATTATAATTATAATAAAAAAACAGATAATTTAAATCTAACTACTTCTGTGCTAAATTTTCTAGGTTTTCTACTTGTATTAATATATCAATATAATATTAAATGGTTTGAAGGATTTTCTATATTATTATTTATAACTTCCATTAGTTTTATTATAATGTTACATAGATTAGTTAATGATAAATATTCATTAAGTTTATTTAAAGATTTATAAATATATTAAATAATATTATGGAGAGAGTATCTGTTATAACTGTTTTCAATGATTTTAGAAATTTTAAAGAATTAATGTTATATAATTTTAATAATATTAATTATCCTAAGGAATTATTAGAATGGATTATAGTTGATGATTCTAATGAATATAATGGTGATTTATTTCCTATGAATGAAAATATTATTTATATTCATTTCAAACCTGAAGAAATTAAAGAACATTTAGAAAAATGTTATAAAAAGTTTGATATGCATAAAAATGATTATACTTTTGAAAATGATCAGAAAAAAGGTGAATATGAATATCATATGAATTTAATGCGTTTGCCATCAGGTTTTAAACGTGATTATGCTGTTGGATTATCATCTAATTCATATATTTTACATTTAAATTTTGATTGTGTTTATCTAAAGAATGAAGTTCAAAAGAAAATTAATATTATTAAAAAACAAAGAATTGAATGTTTATATTCAGATTATATGATTACATATGATATTAAAAATAAAAAATATGGTAAATTATCTGGATATAAATCAGAATCATGTTTATTCCATACTAAAGAATTTTGGACAAGAAAAGGATTTAAATGGAATGAAATGTATAATGAAGGTGATGATTTTTATTATGGAAATGGATCCGCTAGACTTTATTATAAAGAAAGTGTTATTCAACTTTTAACAAATCATAATTTTAATAGATATAATATAGAGTCAAATTCAGCAACTCATAATAATTATAAACATCTGGAAATCCCTGAAGTAGTTTTTAATATTAAAAATAAATTATATGATTTACAAACTGAATTAAATGATTTATTATATAATAAACAAATTAATATTGTTTGTATTAATTCTGAAAATATAGTTACTAATAAAATGATTACAAATAATATTCATTATTTAGAGTATAACAAAAATACTAATAATTTTGTTAAAATTATGCAGGATTTAAATAAAATGGGAAATATTGATATGATTATAGTCAATTTAACTAAAGAAGCTATGAAATTTATTCCTAAATATGATTTAGATTATTTTGTTTTATTGAATAGACCTAAAAGAATTATTCCTGGATATTTAATTTTTAATAATATTTATATCAAAAAAGAATTATTTATTAAAGAAGATGAAAAAAATATAGATGAAAATAATAATGAAAAAATATAGATGAAAAAAATATAGATGAAAATAAAAATATAAAACTATAGAAAAAAATGAATAATTAAATAATTGTTTTATTTTTTTTTTCTAATATATATTATAAAAAAAATGAATCTTAAAGTTAATAATGCACTTGAGGAAAAAGTTCTACAAATTGTAATTCTCGCGGCAATCTACTTTTTAATATTATCTCACCCGGTCGTATTTGATTACGTTGATAAAGTATTAAAATCTGTTGGATTAAAATTAGGTGACACTGGTTTGACTGTTGTTCACTCGGTAGTATTTACTATCATTTTCTTTTACTCTGTTAAATACGTTGTTAAAAATATTTAAAAAATAAATGTATATATATATAAATGGATCAACTAGCTTTACAGAATATCAATACTCTTTTATCTATAAATGACAAATCAACATTTATATTCGAAGGTCGAAAAATTATAATTAATAAAGATGAATCTACAGAACATATCAATGAAAATAATATTAATACAGAATATGTTTTATATTTTACATTTAATCAATTATTTAATGCTATCAGACATGAAAATATTAATATCAATCCATTAATTGATGAATTAGAACAAGCATTAGAAAACTTATATGAAAATGAAAGTTTTCTTAAACTTATAGATAATGATAAACATATTGATGAAATTATGAATGATATTTCATTAAAACTGGATATTATTATAGAAAAATATTATAATCGTTATCAATGTAATAAATTTTGTAGTAAATTAAATGATTTTTATAATTATCTAATTGAAGGTTTTATTAATCGTATTCCACTTCATATTTATAGTAATGTAGATAATTTAGAGGATGATTCAGATGATTCTGTTGATTCAGATGAATCTATATTAGATATTAATAAATTAGATTAATAAGGTATATATCTGAAATCAGAATATGGATATAAACTTACTGTATAAGATACATTATTTACTGTAATTACTTCATTATCCATAATTTCAGAACATCCATATTCATTTACACAATTTTTAGAGTCACGTTCAATTGGTATTTTTACTTGTATATGATTATTTAATACTGTATAATAATTCCATAAATTAGATCCTCTATAAACTCTTCTACCATATAATGGTCTTACATCACTACTTAAAGAAGCATTCGTTAAAGTACCTATATTTTGATATTCATTTGGTTCACCACGTGTTCTAATATTTATAGGTAATCCTCTTCCCATATTATATTCTCTCTCTGGACCAGATCTATATTGTTGAATATCATCATTATCTATAATTTGTGTAGGTCTATCTACTATAACTATATTATTTTTATCATCTTTTATATCTTTTTTAGGGTATTCACATACACATTCATCTTTTTTAGTTAACTTATCAATGATTAAATAAGCTACTAGTAATAATATTATACATCCAAAATAAAATACTGTTTTACTCATACATACTAACTTATTTGATTTCATTATATATATATATATATATTTAGATTTAAAAAAAATCTATGTTATATTATAAATATGAATCATGAAACTTTTATGTGTTGTATTGTTGCTTTTATTTTAGGTATGTTATTTTCTAATATGTTAAAAAATATTTGTGATTGTAATGTTATTGAAGGACAGTCGGGGACGGCGAAAAAAGTATCTAATCACACCCCACCTCCACCCTCATCTCCAAAACCACCTGTGACTCCACCATCACCACCACCACCTCCACCACCATCTCCACCACCACCACCACCACCACCATCTCCACCACCATCTCCACCACTATCTCTACCACTACACCCAGCGAGCGAACCTCAACCGGATAGCGCAAAACAAAACCTTAATATAGAGGCAGTACATCAAAAGGAAGATAAATAACTAAATTTGATTAATATATAAAAAAATAACAATCAAATATATAAATGAAACTTAATCTAATCTATTGTAAAAATAATCAGAATATTATTGGATTAAATAATGATTTATTATTCAATATCCCTGAAGATATGAAATATTTTAAATCTATTACTACTCAAGAATATGTTAAAAATAATAAAAATATTGTAATTATGGGATATAATACATGGAAATCTATTCCTGATAAATATAGACCATTATCTGATAGAATTAATATTATTATTACAAATAATCATTATGATGAGTTTCAATCTGATACAGGTATATTTTTAACATTTAAATCATTTGATAAATGTTATAATTTCTTAAAAGATCAAGAAGATAGAGGTTTTATGTTAGGTAATAAATTTATTATAGGTGGAGGATTATTATATAATTATATTTACAGTAATTATTTATCTGTTATTGATAAAGTATATGAAACATTTATTAATCATGGTATTGATAAAAATGATAAAAAAATCACTTCATATTCTGAATTAAATTTCCGTATGTGGAGTTATAGTAATTTTAAATTATTAAATAAAAAATTTATGGATGAACATTCTATTAAAGTAGTTCATACAGGCGAAGAATTACATGGTGTTTCATATAATATTTATCAAAATGAAAAATATATTAATGAAGATGAAAAACAATACTTAGATTTAATGAAAGATATATTATATAAAAATAATATTAAAGATTCAAGAAACTCTAGAGTTATTTCATCATTTGGTGAGAAAATGGTTTTTGATCTTAGAAAAGGATTTCCTTTATTAACTACTAAAAGAACTCCTTTTAAAACTATTCTCAGAGAATTATTATGGTTTATAAGAGGATCTACTTCAAATAAAGAATTAAATGATAAAAAAGTTCACATATGGGATCAAAATGCTTCTAAAGAGTTTCTATTAAGCAGAGGTTTAGATTATGAAGAAGGTGAATTAGGACCTGTATATGGATTTCAATGGAGAAGATTTGGAGCTAAATATTCTAGTGATAGAAAACACTATTTAAATGGTGAAGGTGTAGATCAATTAAAAAATGTTATTGATTTAATTACTAATGATCCAACTAGTAGAAGAATTATATTATCAGCATGGAATCCTGTAGATATTCCTGAAATGGCTTTACCACCATGTCATGTTATGATTCAATTCTATATTAATAATAATTTCTTAGATGCTCAATTATATCAAAGATCTGGTGATATGTTTTTAGGTGTCCCCTTTAATATCGCCAGTTATTCTTTATTAATGCATATTATAGGATCTATTACAGGATATACACCAAGATATTTCCATCATGTATTAGGTGATGCTCATATATATATTAATCATATTGATGCTATTGGAGAACAAATTCATAGAGTTCCCAATAATTTTCCTAATTTAATATTAAAAAATAAAATAGACAATATTGATAATATAGATGAAGATAATTTTGTATTAGAAAACTATAATCATTATCCAACTATTAAAGCTGATATGATTGCATAATTATTTATTTTAATTAATTATTATTTTAATTATTATTTTTTTTTTTTTAATTTTTTTAATAAATTTTAAATAAAGATTTAAAATT